ACCCAAATAATTTTGGATATTTTGATAGATTGCCTTTTGACTATCATTTCCTTCTGTTAATAGATAATAATCTGTCAGCAGACCTTGGTAACTCATCGAGTTACTAGGAGATGATTTGTGAGATAAAACAAACGTTCGTGGAGCTAATAATAACTTTATCTTTGAAAGGTTTAATCTACTAAAGAAAGAACCAGCCAAAGCATAAGTATTAAGGTCAAGAAGAACTTCTGAAGAACCTTTAAAAGGATCATAGATACTGTTAATTTTAGTTTTACCTATAATTGACATGACTCTATAAGATCCAAATAAAGATAATCAGAATCTCATCAAACTAGTACTACCTTGACGTATTAAAAGGCGGTCACTACGATTTATAATCGCAGGACATCCATTAATCAGTCTTGGTAGAGGTATGTTTGGTTCCAGGGTACGCAGAGAATTCAATCGATCTGATCCTAGGTATTTTTGAAGAGCAACCTGGTTGGCTTTCAGTCATTTGACTGTAAAGACAGATCCATGGTTACGATTCATTTTAATAACAAAGGAAAAGAAATTGAAAGCAATTCTTATTCGTTCTTTTATGGAACCCGATCTATTCATTGATAAGATAACAATCTTTTTCAAATTAATAGGAAGGGCCCGTCTGATTTCAGACACAGGTAGCAGCTTCTCAACCCGAACGGATTTAGCACGGAAAAGCAACAATTTGTTTTTAAATAAATTTTGTTTTGTCATGTTAAGTTCAATAAGGTTGAGGCTTTAGTTATTCAGTGTAAAAACTGGACTTAGCTAGAGTTCCTGTCATTTTCCACATGAGTACGGGACAACCCTTACGGGTGTACCTTCCTCATACATGGCATTTGGGGTCCATCTTCATGGACCTTCTCTAGGATTTTCCCTGCTGTTTATGATTTGATTCACATCTTATCCAAGACAGTAGTCCTGACAGTTATATCTCCTCACAAGGATAATCTTCGAGAGAGGCCGGTATATACACTCCAGCAACGGTTCCACACCAAACAAGGTCCTTTAAAATAGGTAGTAATACCTAGGTCTAAGAGAAACC